ATTGGTGATCTCGGGATGCAGTTTGCGGTACTCTTCGACCTGCTCACTCACAACGAGATTGATTTGGTTCTGCACATCCTCGGGATTCGTGGTCAGTCGGTCGATCAGGGCGTCCATACACTCTTGCGAGGTGAACTTCTTGACGGGTTCACCGTCATCGATGCCACTGAAGATCGGTCCAAGACCGCCCATGCCGCCTGCGCCACCACCGGGCCAGCTAGAATGCGTCGCCATGATCTACTCCTTATTGCCTCGTTCAATACACCACGCGATATAGTCCTGTGTGAACTCCACGTAGACAGTATGGATAACCGCGCCCATGGCTACAAGAGCCATGATGATACTCAGCCACATGGGCAGGCCCATGTACTTCTCAACCACGAAGTGCCAGGCACCGGTGATTGCGACGATGATGATGAGCAGGTTGATGAGAGTGTTGAGTACCAGTCTGTGCATTAGCCCCAGAGTTCCTGTGCTTCGATGATTCCGATGACCTTGACGCCCATGTCAGAGGCCTTCTTCAGCTTGCTCGACCCACCAGTAGGGTCCTTGGCAACAAGGTGGGTCGTCTTGGCGTTGACGCTTCCCCCGATGGTTCCACCCTTGGCCTCAATCTTGGCCTCCAGGTCCTTGTCACGGATGCCCGTGAACACAACCACAGTGCCCTCGAGATCACCACCGACAACCTTTTCCTTCGGCGCGGCGAGGGTGAACTTGCCGGCGATTTCTGCCAGGAAGGCCAGGAACGCAGGGTAGTTGTCCACGATGGTCTGTGCCGTCCGGGTCTCGAAGCCCTCGACCTTGGCAATCTCTTGAACTGCCTTGCCGCTGCTCATCGCTTCCGAGAAAGCATCGTTGTCACCCAGCGCATCAATGAGTCGCGTCATCTTGCGACGACCAATGCCCCGACCCATCATCTGGCTCGAACCAGCCAGGATGCCCAGGGGCACGGGGTTCAGCTTTGCAACAATACCCTCGTAGGCTTTCTTGCCCGCCGAGTCGCCGAGGACCTTGCAGAGATCAGCTTCGCTGGCTTTGATGATCTGCGTAGCCTTGGTATGTCCGGCCTCGTAGAGCTTCTCAAGACTGCCCTGGCGCAGGAAGGGAACGTCCAGCCCGGCGAACACGTCGATCATCCGGTTCAGCTGAACAGTGGGATTGTTGTCGGCATCCACGAGGTAGAGGTCCACGTTGCCGTCGGTCCAATCCATGGCACCGAATTCTGCCTCGGTGGGAAGCTGCGGCGTAACGGGGCTGATGACCTTCTGGATGAAGGGGATCACATCACCCGAGCGCGTGATCTGGATCTTGGCACCCGGTCCAATGCCGCTCTCGCGGATGAACTTGGCGTTGAAGCCAGTCGCGTAGGTGATCGTCACGCCCACGAGATCCACGGGGACGATCTCCACACGGGGCTTCAGGTAGCCGGCCTTCGAAGGTTCGTAGTGGACTTTCACGACTTCGGTCACGGCCACATTGTCCTCGCCGCCGATCTTGAACTTGCGGGAGTACATGGGGTTGAGCGAGCTGCTGTTGCGGCGCAGCGAAGCACGGACATCAGCGTCATCGAGATCGATGACCAGGCCGTCGATTGCAGTCTTGGTCTTGGCCCGACGATCCGCCAGGTGCGCCGTCAGGAACTCGTCCGTGAGGTCGCTGCCCTTGACCACAATATAGTGGGGAACCTCGAAGCCCATCTTGGTCATGAACTCAAACTGAGCCTTTTTGCCCATCTTCGGCTCCACGACGCTGGTGCCGATCACCTTCACGGTGTCGTAGAATTCTTGGGGCGAGGACGAAGCATTCATCCGACCCGCGACATAGTTTCGGGCATTCTTGTAAACCCGACCACCTTCAGCTTCAGCAGAAGCCTTCTGGCTTTCGAACACCGCGTCTTCCATGATCACTTCAGTGCGGACCATACAGGCTTCAGGAGCCCGTTCCGGGGTGGTCTTGATCTTCGAGACGTGCCGCGTGATGTCCGCGCCTTGCTGTCCATTGCCGCGCGAGTACGCGATGCTCAGGGTCTTCTGCCCACCACCGTAGCAGAGCAGTCCCGACGTGCCGTCTTCCTTGTCGGAAACCACGAAGTACAGGTCTTCCCACTTGTTGGACTTGATCCACTTCTCGGTGTCGCCCTCATATACCTGATCCAGCGATCCCATACCGACCGGCAGGTTGATCTTTCCGCCCCGGACTTCACTGCCCACTTGGGCGAGGAAAGGATGCTTGGGGTTCAGTGCGCGGAGTTGCGCTTCCAGGCCATCATACTCGGCATCGCTGATGTAGCTGTCGCCATCGTTGTGGTACACGTCAGAGGCATCAGTGAGAACGTCCACCAGTAGCTCTTGGGTGACCTCGACGTCTCCGTCGATGAGTTGGCGGGCGATCAGTTGAAGCGACATGACGAGTTCCTTATGCCTAACGATTAGTCAGATTAACACAGGCTACTCAGTTGTCAACTCTACAAGTGTGTTTTGAATCACTATCATGGGTAGAACCTGGGGGAGATTTTTGAGCAAGATTCTCCGGTACCATTGATTCCATTCAGTGATGTTACACACGCCAGCGGCATCGTAGATTGCAGAGTCTGCGGCCCGAGCAGTCAGATCTCGGTTAGCCAGCTTGAGTGCTAGATCATAGAATGCACTGAAATCGAAACTACCAACGTCCCCATCATCCTCTTCATCAATAAAGGGCACACCCTTGACGTCAAAGTCATAATCTGGATTTGTAGCCATCTCGAGACCAATCCAAAAGTCGGTGACGTCCTGGCTCCAAGCTTGCCGAATGATGGCAGCCTGCTTCAGGGGATCAGCGGTGCTTAGGAGTTGTAGAACGACATCTACGGCCCGCATTAGTCGCCCTCTGGTGAATCTACCGAAGCCGGGACATTTGCGGTTGGGGCGACTGATACTGGTGGGGCGTAGGAATCCAGTCCAGAATTACGGTTTACCATAGCGTTGTCGTAGGCCTCAGCACGGAGTTCATGGACCTTCTCAGTTCCACGCGACCAAGCCGATACGCCTAGGATTGCACCAAAGCTGATGTGGAACATACCCGACCCCTGCAGGGTCAATGGTGTCCAACCACCATTGGGTTTACTGGCCATGATTGCCTGAACGCTGGGATCAAGACCCATGATCCCAGCGACGAATTGAGCTGTAGTTTCCGTGTTCAGTCCCATGAAAATAGGAGCGATCAAAAAGTCAAACACGTTGATAGCCAGATAGATAAAGGCGGCCAGTGGGCGCCAATTCTCGCGCATCCACTTCGTGGCCGTCATGGTTTGCCTTGCAGCTCTTGCCATAGCGTTCTTCATCCGATCTAGAGTATCACTAAGCGTATTTATTAGTGACGCACAGAAGAGGACGCCGTTATGAATGGAGTATGGATTATCAAGTTCTCCCAGGCCAAGAACAACTAGGTCAAGCAGAGATGCAGACCATAGTGGCATTACTTCCTCCCCTGCATCTCTTTGATGGACCATGGATCGCGGGAGGGGCAGTGCGCAGGATGATTGACGGCGACCCACTGAGCAAGGGTGACATCGACATATTCTTCGGCTCCAGTTTCGGTGAAACGCATCTATGGGTGGCCGCATTAGAGAAAGTAGGCACTCAGGTTTATAAGAGCGCCTACGCCACCACGTTCGAGGTTCCCATCGGTGACAATCTTTACCGTATCCAGTTAATCATGCGGAAGGGCTATCACGGAATCACGGCCCTCTTCCGGGACTTTGACTTCACGGTCTGTCAGATGGCCTACGACGGCAAGAACATTACGGCATCCACCCAAGGGTTAGCGGATTTGGCGGCGATGCGCCTTGCAACCAGTGATCACGGGAGAAGTAATAAGAAGAACTTGTTGCACCGTACTTTCAAATACATTCGCTATGGTTTTCTTCCCGGGCCTGGCTTTATGGAAAAGGTCACTAGACTCTGCCTAGCAGGATCATACAGTTTCGAGGCTGAATGCAAGAATACCTACGACTGGGATAGAGATGCGCAGGAAACTATTGACCTCAATGGCTTTTAATCACACACTACCCATTGGGGCAGGTATCACCGCGTGAGAAGTTTAGAACAATTCATTAAGGCGTGGAGCGTCTATAGCAAGACGGCGGGCAAACCTGTGACTGCCACCTACGACGGCATCAAATATGTGTTCATCGAAGGCTGGCCCATGACGGTGAAAACCTATAGCCTACTTACACTTAAGAGTGTATTTGGTGGTGGTGCTCGCCTGCGAGTTGACGAATGGGAAGCTCTACACGCAGAGACCCGTTTGCTCTGCACTGGTCTCTGTTTGAATCACCTAGAAGGGCACGAGTCATTCGCGATAGTCAAGCTGTTCCGAAACATCATGGATGTCAGTGCCACTGCGATGTATGATCAGCAGAAAATCACCAGCTGGATTGCCCTACTGGATGAGAAGATTCAAAGCGAAGAAGACAACACAGAAACGGGAACCGATTAAGGTTCCCGTTGTGTTATTTGATTTCAACTACTGCGGCTGGGCCTAGTAGTTCTTCAATCATCGGAACAACCACACTCGCGATTGCTTCTCTGATCTCTGGTGTGAGAATGTCTTGTTCCATACCATTGTCCTTAACGAGTTGTAGGACGTTGATACTGATCTCTTCAGCGTGAATCTTAGCCATTGGGGGCCTCCTGGGTGCAATAAACACCCACTATTTAGCCCTCGACTTTGATGCTCCGATCCTTGGGCTTGCGTCCGCGCCGCTTGCCAACCTTAGCCGCGCCGCCGTCTGCCTTGATATCCCATACAGCGGCAAAGCGCTCAGGATCCATACCATCCAGTTCGAAGATAGCCACAGCGGGAAGGCGACGAACAACGCCATCCCTAGTACTCTCGAGTTGGAAGCGTAGCTCACCCTCGGGGTTGCGGAAGATTTGTTTGATGGTGAAGATATCGTCCACGAGAACGGTACCGATACCACCGAGTCCAACAGCGAGATACTTCGCTTTCACTTCTGTCCCAACGGGAAGAAGAGCTTTGCTGACTAGGGCTTCTGCTAGTTTGATATCCATGGCACTGTCTCCGGTTTAGGTCGATCGCTTGGAGAAGCAGTGTCTGCGTGTCCTGGAATGAGTACGCTAATACTCATTCCAGGTCAACACCTATTTAGGTTTCTTGGACGAGTTCTTCAACTTTTTCCTCGGCCTTGGCATTGGTCTGGAGAGTGAACTCCCCATCAACCACCGTACCCAGCGCAGTCCCACCACGCTTGAGATCACCAAAGATCAATGCCCTGCTGAGTGGCTTCTTGATCAGGTCATCAATGACTCGACTCAGAGGACGAGCTCCCATCTTAGGATCATAACCCTTCTCGGCCAACCATTCCAGTGCCTCGGGACTCATATCCAGATGAACGTTCTTATCTGCAGCCAGGACGTTGAGCTCTTCGATGAACTTGATCACGATATGGATCATATTGTTCTTCGTAAGAGGCAAGAACTTCACAATGGCATCCAGGCGATTCCTGAATTCAGGAGAGAAGGTCTTGTTAATCTCTGCGTCATCGGCCCCCTGCCGATCATCGAGTTCACGAGCAAAGCCAATGTTATTCTTCTGCAGTTCACTCGCTCCAGCATTGCTGGTCATGATGATCAACACGTTCTGGAAGTTCACGGTCTTACCTGACGAACTCGTGAGCATGCCATCATCCATGACTTGCAGGAAGAGTTTGAACACATCCTCGTGCGCCTTCTCGATTTCGTCGAGCAACAGGATGGCGTGGGGTGTCTTCTCGATGTCGTTGATCAACAGTCCCGAACCTGCTGCACCATCACCGTGGCCCACGTAGCCCGGAGGGCTACCGATGAGCTTGCTGACGGAGTGTTTCTCCATGTACTCGCTCATGTTGTAGCGGATCAACGGCAAGGACAAAGTCCTGCTGAGTTGCTTGGCCAATTCAGTCTTACCCACACCAGTGGGTCCGGTGAAGAGGAACGAACTCTGTGGCTTGTTGGGAGAACGCAGACCGGACCGCGCCATGATCACCGCGTCAGTCACGGTCTGTACCGCGACATCCTGACCGAACACGGAAGCGTTCAGATCAATCTCGAGGTGAGCCAACTTGTCGCCCTCGTCTTCCTTGACCGTACGGGCAGGGATGCGAGCAATCCTAGAGACTTCAGCCTCGATCATCGATAGATCGATGATCTTGATCTTGTCTTCCTCGGGTCGGATCTTCTGCCTTGCACCCGCGGCGTCGATGACGTCGATGGCCTTGTCTGGAAGAAGTTTGTCATTGACATATCGAGCAGTGAGTTCAACCGCTGCATCCAGGGCTTCATCGGTATATGTGACGCCGTGGTAGTCACCATACACAGTGGAAAGACCATGAACGATACGCTTGGCATCCTCAACGCTGGGTTCATTGATATCCAGACGTTGGAAGCGGCGCAGCAAGGCGCGGTCCTTCTCAAAGTACTTCCTGAACTCCTCGTAGGTCGTACTACCAATACAGCGCAGTTGACCCTTGGCCAACGCAGGCTTGAGAAGGTTGGCCACGTCCATGCCTCCTCCACCCGAAGAAGCACCAGCACCCATAATCATATGGATTTCGTCGATGAAGAGAATGGGTTGCTCCAACTCTTCCAGGGCCTTGAGAACCTGTTTGAGGCGCTCTTCCATGTCGCCCCTGAACTTGGCACCCGCCATTAGAGCGCTGATGTCTAGGCTGTAGACTACTGCGGTCTTGATGCTATCGGGGACGTCACCCTCGACTATCATCTTGGCCAGGCCTTCGACCACGGCGGTCTTACCCACACCGGGTTCACCGATAAGAACGCTGTTATTCTTGGTGCGACGAGCGGTGGTGAGAATCAGTGAGGCCACTTCAGCCTCGCGACCAATCAGTGGATCAATGAGACCTTTGCCCGCTTGATCATTGAGGTTGATGCAGTACCTGGCAAGAAGGCGCTGGTTCTTATTCAATCCCGCGGTTTCATCCTCTTCTTCCTCGCCGTCATCTGCTTCATGAACAGGATGGCTGACAACGAACTTTAGTGTGTCAGCGTCAACGCCGTATTTGGCCAGGAAGAAGAAAGCGTGACTGTCTTCGTCAGCCTGTTCAACCAGACTCACCAGGAGGTCAGTGGGTTGAATCTTCTTGCGGCCACTCAGCATGACCTGAGCAGTAGCTCGCTTAATGGCGTTCATAAGAGCCGGAGTGCGCCTTGCCGCAAAGCCTTCCTGGGCCTTGGGCAAGATACCCGCACCATAGAAACTCACGAGGTCTTTCTCGAGTTCGTCCACATCCACGTCGAGATCGATGAGCACCTCTTTGACCGCACTCTCTCCAAGCAGGCTGGCCAGGAGGTGCTCTAGGGTCACGTACTCGTGCATGTTCATGGTTGCAATATCACCGGCACGTTCGATGATCTCTTGCGCCTTGTCCACATTGACAGGTGGGGTACTCGACATTAACGCTTTCCTTTCAACGCCTTAGCGCGACGATTCTTAGCCATAGCCAAACTCACTGTACCAACCCGCTGGTCAAAGCAAATTCCATCGAGGTGATCGAGTTCATGTTGGAAACATATAGACTGTAACCCAGAGAGCGACTCTTCTAGGAGCTCACCGTCTTGATTCCAATACCGTACGTCGATCTCTGAACTTCGTTTGACCTTAAGGAGCAAACCGGGAAAGCTCAGGCACCCCTCTTCGTTAAGGACGACGTCGCCCTTGAATTTCAGGATTTCAGGATTAAAGCACGCCTTGAATGACGTGTCATCCCCCATAATGAAGATACGGTGATTCTTTCCGATCTGAGGCGCGGCCAGACCCACACCATTCTCCATCCGCATTGTGGCATACATGATAGCCACCAGTGGTTGTGCTTCCTCGGGCGGCGCCGCGAAGTCCCATGCGGGAGTGAGCTCTCGGAGCTCTTTAGAATTCTCAGGGATGATAAGGTTCATTGCAGGACATCAGTGGTTCGATCGTTGCCTGCTCTCACTAGATAGCAAGGGTTGGCGAGAATTCAACCTTTTCGTTGACTGACTATCTCCTGAATCTTTGCACGTTCCTCATTGCTGAGTACAGGAGCCACGACGCCAAATTCAACGAACATGTCGCCGCGGCCTCTGCTCGTGTTCATACCACGTCCCACTACTCGAACCACTTTGCCTGGTGCAGTCCCGGCGGGTACCTTGAGACGAAGAGTGTGGCCGTCGATGGTGGGAACGTCAACGCTGCCGCCTGTCATTGCCTGGAGATAATCAATCTGAGCCGTGACCATGATGTCGTTACCAGTACGAACAAAGCGAGCGTGTGGCATGACGTCGATGGTAACAAAGAGATCACCAGCGGGAACGGCTTTGGCCGCGTGATCACCCAGTCCCGGATGGCGAATCTTCATCCCCGATTGAATACCCTGTGGTACCTTGAGAATAATGTCACGGCTTTCAGCACCCACCTTATACTTGAGGTTGGTTTCCTTACCCGTGAAGGCCTCTTCCAGCGTAATCGTATATGTGAGTTGGATGTCTCGGTTCTTCACACCCTCATATTCTGAGAATCCATGTGCCCCACGGCGAGCACGTTGCCGCATGATATCAGCTAGAATGTCGTCATAGGCGGGACTATGACCAAAACCATGATGGGCTGAACTGCCCCATTGCTGTTGTTCACCCGTATAACGGAAGCCAGTTTGTTCACCGTCATACTTGGAACGCTTTTCAGCGTCACCGAGAACATCAAAGGCGTTGGTGATTTCTTTGAATAGAGCCTCAGATGCAGCATTACCCGGATTGAGGTCCGGGTGATGCTTCTTGGCTAATGCACGGTAGGCTGACTTGATCTCAGCCGCGGTCGCCGTGCTAGCCACTCCGAGAGTGGTATAATGGCTCATGTATTCTGTTCTAGCATGAACTGGAGGTGCGTCAATCTATTACAGACACAGACCTAGAAAACATCTCCGGCGCGCAGGTTCCTCTTCAGCCTCTGCATGGGCATCCGCCTCCACCTTCTCATAGAAGGTGATGACCTCTTGTTGTTCTAGAACAAACTGGCGGATGTCAACGAGGTTGAGATTGAGGGCCTGAAAGTTACCATTGTCCAATGCGTACAAGACGAAATTGGGGTCTGGGTTAGCTTCTTGTTCGGCCACGATACGTTGTAGGTCTGCAGTAGTTAGAACCTGCCAGCGTACTGGACGCATGTTTACCGGAGCGGGAACGGGTGCGATGACCGCGGGAATCACCGCTGGTGATGTTTGAATGGGACCAGTGGTTGTGAAGCAACCTGATAGGAAGATCGTACTTCCGAGAATGAGAACGAGATTACTGAGTTTCATTTGTGGGCACCGGAGTTGTATGGCCACGCGAGATCAATTCAAACTGGTTGAAGAGATTGTCGGTGAACGTGTTGATGATGACCTCGGTTTCACGGGGTTGGGAGCTCGCATTGTTATTGATCTCCGGATCCGTGATCTCTTGTGAGAGTTCCGCGGAACTCTCACGATGGCGGTTAACATTGGCGTTGTAATTAGAATAGGCTCCTTGCACTGAATCGATCCTACCGTTCAAACTACCGATGGTATCATTTTGTTCTGCAATGGCAATACCCTGCTCTGCAATATTCTGGTTCAGCTTGGCCATTTTATCTTGGCTCCACTGAAAATAACCATAGCCCACACCCGCAAGGGTGAGTACCACTAGGCCGATGATAGCGTAAACTTTCAACATTTCGTCTCTCCTTTATTGATTGACGAATAGACAACAATGCTCTATTTAGCGGCTGCAATATGGAGCATTTCTCTTGGATATCATCGATGCCATCCGCGACGCCAACCCAGGCCGAAGCCACGAGAACATTGATCGGCGCTGCCTAAAGCTCTGCGAGGAGGTGGGGGAGACCAGCCAGGCGGTCTTGGCTGTTACCAGTGAGAACAACCACAAGAATATGACGTGGGCCGATGTTCGTGAAGAGCTGACGGACACCATCATCCTTGGCTTTGATATGCTACTCACACCCATGCCCGATCAAGACGAGATGAGTGACGACGAGCGACTCGAAGCCATTAAGGCTGAATTTGAACGCAAGCTAGCCAAGTGGGCACGTCAACGCGCGGAGGCTTCGGCCAAGAAGCTTGCCGTGGATGATGCCGCTTGATCTACAAGGTTACCGTATATGAAGAGACGATCGAGGGTAGTGATCGCCCTCGTCGTGAGACTCTGCGGTACCTGGCTTTCCTTAAAGAGAAGCACTGGATTCGTCCCATGGTCACATGGGCAAGTCAGCAATGGTCCAGCGCGCCATGGGATTGGAGTTGCTTCGGCGATTTGACCCCCATCAGCCATGAAGCATCGGCCTATGAAGGCTACTTCTTGTTCAATCACAAGGATGATGCCATGCTGTTCAAACTCGCGTGGCACGGCGACGTAGTTGAGCTACCGGGCTACAATAGCATTCGAGATCTAACAGGCAGCCTGTGACAAACTGTTCTATTGGTGAGGCCGCACCAACTTCCTATGAGTTAACTGTTCGCGTAAGCGATAGTGAGGAAGCCCGAAAACTTCTTGACCATGTTTGCGCTGATCACACCGAGTGGTCATGGAATGATAGCAAGGATTCTCTCTGGAAGTTTAGGACGGCACCCAACCGCACTATCATTTTCACGGGTGATAAAAGCAAGTCCACCGCAATTCATTTCAAACTCGTGTACCAGGAGCCACCAGAACCTCGGGTCAGATTCCTCGATGATATCAATTCACTCTACCCCTTTTCGATGGGGGCAGGTTCGGGAAAATCTAATATGGCGATCTGGGCGGCAGGACGGGCTGCTGGTAAGAGTGCGATGATCAGCCAGATCTTTAAGGATCAGATCAGGGCGTACTGTGTGATGAGCGATCACGAGGTTGCACCCTCCATCGAGTCGTTTCCCAAGGATTCACAACGCGAATTCATTGAGAGCCTCATTGGGGTTCAGCGCGGAACTCAGCCCACGCCTTTCGCGAATGCGATTGCCGCTTCTGGATTGAAGAAGCCAGAAAGCAAGTGAGCACGCCTATCCAGTTGTTCTTTAATTGAAAGATTGGATATTCCGTGTTATTAAGAGTTACCTCGCTGCGGGGAGGTGGTTCTTAGTGCCATGCTATACCCAGTCGTTCAGTTAACGGACGTCTGTATAGTAGTTGATTAGAATCAAGAAGATCGAGAAGGAAGTGAAATGACCAAGCTATTCTGTGACCTAGACGGCGTACTCGTAGACTTCGAACGTGGATTCGAGATGTTCAACGGTATGCACCCACGCTCCATCCCGGAACCCGAGATGTGGAAGCGAATCAATGCTCGCGAACGTCACTGGCATGATCTCCCAGCTCTGCCCGGTGCATTGCAGCTTTGGGCTCGCATTTCCAACTACAGTCCCACGATCCTCACGGGTTGCCCACGTAGTGGTTTCCGTCTCGCGGATGAGGGCAAGCGGGAATGGTGCAGCCGAGAACTCGGTAAGCATGTCCCAGTCATCACCTGCTTCTCCAAGGATAAGCAAGAGCATATGGTTAGTCCAGAAGATATTCTGATTGACGATATGCTGAAAAACTGTAATAGGTGGACGGAAGCTGGTGGACGGGCGATCCATTACACCAGCATTGACGCCGCAATGGCCCAACTGACTGAATGGGGTTTCTGATGTTACAGCGATGGTGGGCCAACCTAACTGGCCAGAATATGAATATCAAAACCGGTGGACGTGTGTTCTCCGGGGACAAGATATCCATTAACGGTGACATCGTGGGTGGTCGAGTTATCATCAACGGTGTCGTTCAGGACGGTATGACGGCGACCCCCAAGATCTCAATCGAGATCCTAGGCGGGACGGTGCATACCGTGGAAACCAGTCAAAATCTCACCTGTGGCGAGGTCACGGGTGGTGTCACGGCAGGGATGGACGTCAACTGCGGCAATATTACTGGTGACGTGGACGCGGGTATGACCGTGAAAGCGAAGGACATCAACGGACGTGTCGACGCAGGCATGAATGTAGATGCCCACACAATCACCGGCAACGCCAACGCTGGTATGAGTGTCAAGGCTACGAACATCGGAGGAACCGCCAAAGGCGCCTTCTGATGTCCTGAATATTGACGCACTGACGCTCACCCTGCTTTCATTCCGAAAACAGGGTGTCGTCATGGGCGGTAACGCTTTTCCAAATCTAAACGTCGTACGAGTAAAGAGGGAAGATATCCCAGCGACTCTACACCACATGGTAGAACAACTGGCCTTTCCGGGCCTGACCCACGAATACGTGGCCGCACACCTGCTGGGTTCTGCGGGTAAGCAAGCGGACTCGGGCGACCTAGACGTCGCCCTGAACAACCGCAAGCCTCGTTTCGTTGGTGAACCCAACCTGCCTGTGTTTGATCTGCGAGCTCTTGCTGCTCGTTGCCGAGAGGTGCTGCCCGAGGGTCACGTCAATACACGGACCATGAACTCGGACTTCTTCAACTCGGCCTGGCCAGTAGCGGGAGACTTCACCAAGGGCCTTGTGCAGGTGGACTTCATGCTGGGTGATCCCAAGTGGCTCAAGTACTCACACTGGAGCCCTGGTGCGTCCAGTGAATTCAAGGGTGTCGCCATCTCCACACTGTGGGGAGTGATGGCCAAGATGCGTAAGGACTTCGAGGCGTTCGAGGACGGTAGTTTCAACATGGGTGATGAGCCCTGGAACCCGGACGACGAACGAGTAAGAGTGGCGCGTGTTGGTTTGGCGTACAACCTTGAAAAGGGTTTGCACCGCAAGTGGGAAGTGAGTCTGCGGAAGAATCAAGGTCCGACTGTAGTTGAACCCGAGGTATTCGAGACTCGTGTGGCAAACGCGCCACGGTTTCCGAGAACTGGTATGTTGACTGATCCAGACGTGGTCCTGAGCGTTCTCTATGGTGTTCCAACCACAGAGGCCGACGTACCTACGTTTGAACTCGCAGTCGCGAGGCTCCGAGAAGTCATGCCTGAACGGTTCACTGAAGCCCGTGAGCGCTTCCTAGAGGCGTTCCAGAGGAGTTCGGGAGCCAATGGGCATAACATCCAAGATACTGCCAGCCACCCCGTGTGGGATTAAATGGTTGGCAGAATTCAAAGATCTGTTAGACTGGAATGATGGTACAGGATATTGTTGTCGTCATTCCAGTCACAGAGCCCACTGGGCTCAAGGACAAGCTGCGGGAGCTCAAGGCATGGCTCAAGCCCTATAAGGCTGCTGAAATGTGGACCTATGAGATCCCACTTAACGGCGACGACTACTCCATCCACGTGAAATTCAAGCCAGAATTCAAGGATGTCGCAATGCACTTCAGGCTCGCCTGTGGTTGACGTCGATGTAGAGATGCATGACAAGGCTTATGAGCGATTGTCTTCACTCATAACTGCGTTGCATGTCGCCGGTATGCCAGAAGAGTCCAACGAACTAGCTCGTAACTTGGATGATCTGAACAACAGCTTCTACAGCATACATGATACATCCCAGGGTGCAGATGAGGATCTGCAGAGCTACGAAGAGATCATGGAACAAACATTCACGGTGGTGAAGGTAAAGGACCGTAATGCCACAGGATTGCATCGTTGGTGTCTCGAGAACCTCAAGGCGGACTATCACTATCTGAGAAATGATCGTATCGCATTCACGGATGCAGATGAAGCTCTTCTTTTCAAACTGACGTGGGGTGGTGGGAGTTGACTTCCAGCATCCAGTTGTGCTCAATAGCATTATGAAAGCAGCCACCACGTTCCAAGTGCCCAAAGAAATGAGGCATTACAAAAAGAAGCAGCGCAGTGGTGTGACTCAGCGTAAGTACAATCGCTTCACCCTCCGCAAGGACGTGCTGGACTGGTGCAAGACCACCTGCAAGAAGCACTGGTATCTAAGTGAGAGTGGTCGCTCATGGGATGAAGACCTCAAGGTCCACTTCTATGACTCCGACGAAGCTATGTTGTTCAAGCTCACCTGGTTGTGAACTTAAAGCAATTCCTGCTCAAGAGAGGACCTTATCAATACGAGGTCAAGTTCAAGAGTACCAAGGCACTGGCCGAAGCTACCAAATGGCTTCGTGATAATGTCGATGGTTCGGAATGGGAAGTCCTAGTGGGGCACCTTGATTACAAGGGGAAGATGACGGACTATGCCTTCACCAACGACAAAAACGCAGCCCTTTTTATTAAACTCACATGGGGATAAACCAGAATGGTGGCCCAGGGATGATACCTGGCAGACCTTCGTGGCTTCACATGAATATGAGGCACAACGGAATCTAATCATAGGCGAGTCCGAATACGCCTTTAGCCTTAAGATCGTCGATTATCCCCACGTTGTGGCTATGGAGTCATACGTTGATTTGAATGACTTCTGTGATCTAATCGATCGGGCTGATAGTTGGTTGAAGGATCGCAACATTGATTGCATTGCCTTCGATACCAATGCGGTGGGCAAATACAAAGAGCTCTCGAATGCGGTCCTATTCCGGAACGCCGATGACGCCATGTTGTTCAAACTCACATGGAAGTGATTGTTGATCAATACTGTGGTACAACATTCTATGTAATTGATTGGTATGGCTTTAGTCCAGCAATGGAAGCCTTGACAATTCAACACGGATACAAGGGTGCAATAGATTGGTGGAACAAGGAGCCCAGTAAGTGGCTTCATTCCTGCAAAGGCCGATGGCACTGGAGAGGTTACGGACTCGGCGAAGACGATCCCTGGCCCAACACCAATGGTTATGCTTTTGAGAACAAATCCGAAGCCCTATTGTTCAAATTGATCTGGCACGTTGACCAGCACAATCCCAAGATGCCGCTTATTTGTAGCGGAAAACGATCCGACCCTTAGTGAAGTCGTAGGGTGTGATCTCCACGTCCACTTTGTCATGAAGCAGGACGTTGATGTGGTTCTTACGCATCTTGCCACTGATGTGAGCAAAGACTTCCATCCCGTTCTCAAATTCTACTTTGAATAGAGCATTGGGCAGGACGTCAGTTACAACACCCTTGAGTTTGATGACGTCTTCTTTCACAATGTCCTCTTGATCTTCTTCCATACACCTATTTAGTAATCAAGGAGATGTCGCCCTGGTTTATTGACTACTACGATTGATCTGGATTAGAACTACCGTATGAGTAGTATGCCGCGTAAGCTTAGAATGTGTTCAGTGACAGGGAAATTTTACCTGACATTGAGGGAACAGGGTTGGGGCCCATGCAAGGGAGATGCTGTAACCGGTGGTTACTATGTGGGTCGCTTCATGAATGAAGGTGTGACTCACTATATGGTGATAGAGAAGGCTGACTACTCAACGGTGTCCGATGGACCGCTTTGGTTCCATCTCTTTGATTTCCCTGAGAATTTGGAGCCGTGTTTTGCAGATCTAGTGGAGGACAAATACTTCCAGAGTGGGGTATTTCATGATTGATATCAAGGAATACATGCAACTTTCTCAGACCGAGAGACAAGTTCATCTCAAACTAGAACAACCATGTGACGAACGTGGTGGCTTGAGCGCGTACTTCAAAGGTTTGTTGGCATATCATCTCGACACCAGTATTCCTAGTGGCAGACAAATCCATCTCTGCCATGCCTGTCACAACGGTGCCTGTTCGAATGTTACTCGTCTGTATTGGGGGACACCCAAAGAGAATCGGATGGACTCTATTGCGAATGGTGCCCCAATAAATCCAACCGAAGCAATCAAACGTAGAGATGGTCATACCGATGCGATGAAACGTATGGGCAACCAGAATGGCAAGGGAAACATTGGTACAAAAAAGACGGCCGCGCACAAGGAAAAGATTGCATTGGCTATAAGAACAAAGTACAAGGAAAGAGTTGCAGCTAAATAAAGCTGTATGCGGATGTGGCGGAACGGTCTACGCACCAGATTTAGGTTCTGGCGTCCGAAAGGACTTGGAGGTTCGAATCCTCTCATCCGCACCAAGACAGGTTTTGAGATCCGCCGGACGTTTACGGACGGCCCCTCGAAGCTTTTGACTCCATAGGCTAACCGGATAAACCGGAACCCTCCTAAGGTTCATTTCCCCGTTCGAGTCGGGGTGGAGTCGCCAATGCAGTGGAAAGCACTCAAAGACGAACTTCCCACTGGTAAGGAACACGCCGTATTGGTGTTCCCAGAAATCACCGATGTGGGCATTCTCTACACGGTCAGCAATCCTCATTTCGTAATCCAACATCATGACAAATGGTCCTGGACTCACTGGTGTGAGGTTATTGCCCCATCTCCTTTACATCTAGCCAATGCCATACTGGCTTGTGAGAAAATCCGACCACTATGACTGAGATTGCTTTCACCAAAGTCGCCCTTCCTTATGGATGGATGGGAAACATGTCTCCCCATCCGGTCGTTCATGATGGGCTGGAATACCGAACCAGCGAGGCTCTCTTCCATGCACTTCGTCTCCCCGTAGATCATCCGGGTCGCGAGAAGATTCGTGAACAGAAGAGTCCAATGGCTGCCAAGATGGTCAGCAAGACTCTCAAGGACGACTACGTGGTTGAACCATGGTCGGCCGAAGATGTGACGAACATGATCTACTGTGTGAAGCTCAAGTTGGAGCAACATCCAGATCTCATGATGAGTCTCCTTGCAACTGCTGACCTTCCTATCTACGAAGACGTGACTTCAAGGGATCGTGGCTCGGGTAGCTTCTGGGGTGCGAGTAAGAAGAGTGGCTCGTGGGTGGGTGAAAACATCCTGGGTCAAATTCTCATGGAGATTCGCGATGAAGCTCTTCGCAATCGCGTTGATCTCACTGACATGTCTCGTGAAGAACGACGTGAAGTTCTCTTTGGTGTAAAATGAAACGACAGATCCTAAGTAGCGGCTGGTCTTCAACCATCATCTATGGTGATCGTGAATTCAAATTCACCACCAGTCCGTATGGCGACTGTCCTGAACTGTTAGCTCAAGGACGACTGTGGGAGAATGCTCAAAGGAAGAAAGTTCATAGGGCTCATCCCTTTTTCGCTAATGCTGGTGAGGCTCTCGAACGCGTCCTAGCTGGTAGCCAAGACCCGGATGACCTACGTTGGTTGGGTCGCTGGAAAAGACATGTTGATTCCGAAGAGGTCTGACGCTATAAATAGAATGTGGCGATGTAGAAATACAGCGTTGTCAACCAAGATGCAATTGAGCGGACTGTCCGAAAGGAAGGACGTGGAAATGCCAGTGGTCCCCCGGGGCTGTTGATTTTGACCCGGGAGCAATCCCGGTATAGTGGAGGTCACCCAGCTTAGTTGATGGGGATTTTCCATTATAGGAGGTAATACTCTACCGACTTATCCTGGTTGCCATAGGGCTTCGGCCCTACATCGGAGTGTAGCGCAGTCTGGTAGCGCACCTGCTTTGGGAGCAGGGGGTCCTCGGTTCGAATCCGAGCTCTCCGACCAACAAAGCCGCTGGAGAAATCCAGCGGCTTTTTGTTTGACATTCTGGCAGCCAATGCTAGATTGGAGCTCTAATTCAAGGGAGCTCAACTTGCTGACCATAGAAAAAGAAATCGATCTCGTCATCGATCTCGTGAGCGCCAATCGTGCGCTCCTACAGAACAAAGACATCCGTTCTCTCTACGGCGAGGCGCTCGCCGAGGATAGCTGGCAGGGAATCCTGGCGGTCAAGGGTGAGGACTTTGTGATCGCCCAAATGAGCGGCGAGTGGTGGGATGGAGAGTACTCCGCCTCCACGGAGACCTCAAGGTCCGACGATTACGATGACGACAATGTGGATGCCACAAGCTTCGGCGACATCCTGACCTGGCAAGCTATCAGCCGCTTCATCGAGGATGGTTACTTCATCGTTCGCTATGAAGCCGAGGGAGAGAAGACTCGTCGATTCAAGGTCGCAAGCGGCCGGGCCACGGAGGTTTAACATGGGTCTGAGGATCATACTGGAAATTCATCAAGCCGAGAATCTCGTGTTCAGTGACCTCGCGCTCATGAATTCCTTCCTGATGAAACAGGGAATGGGAGAACTATACAGCGATCTCGAAGGCATTGACGATGGTTACTTCGATGGTCCCTTTGAACTCGATGGAGTGGATCTCCGGGTAGCCTGTCGGGAAGACGGGTTCTTCGAGGGCTACGATTCCTACACGTCGATCTATGGCTGCTTCGGTGAAAGGGAGATGCGCACTATCGCGAGGTTCCTCATTGGCGGCAAGATCGTCTTCCACATCGACATTGAAGGCAACCCTGACGAGTATTGGGTGATCACGCCTGGTAATGTGGAACAGAAGACGGTGTCGTTCTAATGAGAGAGAGCGATCTCGACAGAGAGTACCGTCTCTGTGTTGAAGATCCCTACGTCTGGATCTCTCCCTTTGCGGCCTACGCTCGGGTTCAGTACGAGCTCGAGAAACTAGAGAAGGACATCGACCGCAAGGAAGATGAACTTTCTAGAACGTGGGAGGGGAATCACGCGGTTCGCGGATTACTCAAGGAACAAATCCGCGACCTAGGTGTGGCAGAACACGCCACGAAGGCCATACTCCAAAAGTTCTAACCTTGCATTACCCGCAAGTGGCCGACCATGACCTTGGTCATACCCAACTGATCAAAAGCTACCACACGGTGTTGGCCCTCAATAATAAAGTGCGAGGCATCGCCTTCCTGAACGAACACAGGAAGGGCACGAGCTCCAGACTTCAAATCAAGTAGAATCTTCTTCATGCGCGACTTATCCTTAAGATAAGTGAAGTAGCTCTCCATCATGTCGTCGATCTGTTTGCGGAAGATCTCGATGGACTCAACCGAAAATCGAACTTCACATTGGTCCAATGATACACCACTCATCCATTTCACAGACTTCAACAAGTTCTGTGCATGGTTGAGCTCAGGGTAAATCCGCAGAATTTCTTCGGCGGGGTACCAGGTTTCCTCTGACTCTACGATTTCTTGCCAGCGCATCCTTATATCCTCAGAAGAGCCATCTTGGGCTCGTTGTACCTGGATAGCACGACGTAGCCTCCTAGGTGTTCCACCAGCCAGTGATCCCCCAACAGGGCTTCCAGCAACCGTCGCACGCCCTGGCTTTCCTCATCGAGACGAACAGGTAGGCTCATCACTGCATTATTCTCGCTGAGGTTCTCAAAGGTATCGAAGTCTACGAGTTTGTAGGTCTTCGACAGGCCACGACGTTCAAATGTCAGATTACCATCAGCCCAGTCCAGTCCATCAAGAACACTCTCACGAAAGAAATCCTTGATGCTTTCCTGTAGAGCGTCTTCGACGCTGAGGAGACGGACGTTCTTTTCGAGATATTCCAAGGTCAAAGGTTGTGGGACCTCGTCGCCATAGACAACGCACTTCCAGGATTCATTCTCTGTAAGGCCAGTAAGGCTACTCACGATGTCTAGAAGTTTCTGAGGGAACTCTTCATCGCGTAGAATTTCCACGAATACCATGAAGTGACCTTCTTCATTGGGAGCAGGACTCACGTCCGTATCTAGGATATCGACCGCACCCTTTTGGATGAAGCGATTCAAGTCAACGGCTGGGTCTTTATCTCCCACGAAGAAACCAATCACGATACTGTCGTCATCGAGCTTGCTCTCGTATTCATCGATACTCACCAAGGGTAGAACTAGATTTTCTAGGTCACCTTCCTTGAGTCCTTCTAGAAGATTCATAGCCTTACCCCAACTTGTCCAAGGCGGCGGCAACTGGATCTTCGTCCCCACCTTCAGAACTTGCATCAGCTTCCCCTGCATCTAGCGAAGAGTCGCCGCCAATGTCGCCCACATCACTGGTCTGGTCGAGCGGTATGTCAGCATCACTGGCTGCAAGCTCTAGATCATCGTCATCGAGTTCCTCGATGAAGCGGCGTGGGATATGAATTTCAACTAGCCAGATATCAACCATGTCTAGGGCTGGTTTACCATGACGGTCTTCTCGGTAGTCGCTTGGATCTTTGATATCGCGTGGGCGCTCTTCCTGCTCCTTGCGGTAGCCCACATAGGCTCCATGTTTAAGAAGTCGCAGGCCGCCATCGGGATCTGGCATCATATCATAATCATACTTGAGAACCATCTTGGTCCAGTAACGGGTGATCTCGGGTCCTTCGACAATTTCTCCCTCAATCCAATTCTTGAACACATAGAGATCTAGCCCATCGAGAAAGTCCTCCATCTGGATGAGAACATCCGTGAGGCTTTCCGAATCTCTTAGTCTTGTGAAAAAGCTATTATCAACAGGCATAAGGGTCTCCACTGGTTCCCTGTATTTATATCCGCTAAATAACTAACGAACTACAGGAGAGCGGCATGAGACTCTGGGAACTACTAGGCGACGAACAGGCCCGTGAGCTCTTTGGTATTACGCCTCTACCGGCGGCGCTATCCGTACCTTTGGCTTACCAGAATTCAGCAATTCTAGGGCTCCCTTCTGCCAGCGGTCAACAGTTACCTCTGCCTCAATTAGACCCATCTTCGTAATAATGTCTAGGATGAGGCCATTACCAGCTTCATCCAATCGCACATCTACGTCCTTGATGATGTGATCACGAATAGTAACGTAGCCTTTCTTATTCAGATACGCGAACACCTGTTGATCCACTAGCGCCATAGTGCGGATGTCTGGGTCCTTCTTCACGGCCGCCCTGAGACTCTTCAACACTCTAGCCCAACGAGTCTTCAACTCACCCTCGGTGCGGTGATAGTTCTCCTCCGTGCGGCGTTGACTATCCGTCCAATCCTTCATGCGCTTCTGGTGGTCTTCATCCCACATACGTCGACGATCTGTGCGCTTGTTCAGAGCCGCGTAGTATGGCTCCATGAATGTATCAGGTGCGCTTAGACGCGCAATCATCAAGAGATCCTTGAGAGACTGGGTGATCGCAGGATCTTTTCCCGCCTTGTCCATGGTATAGGCTAATAGACCCTCAATGATCTCACCCTCCATGCCACCCAAGGTAACACTCACACCTGCTTTGGGATGGTCGTCCCTCTCTACGTGGCGACGAGGTGGAGGGCCCTGGCGTTCCTTGTAGGATTCTAGATCCTCACCCAGATGATCGGCCATCCCCTTCATGCCTTGGAGACCGGAAGAGGTGATGTATGGTTCACGCAGCATAGGTGGTCCTCCAGGTGTCGCCGTATCGGCTCGCGGTTAGCTTGAACATCACCAACGCGGCTCGAACCTTGCGAAGCTCAGGATCATGATTGTTACTCGCAGCTTCAAATACCGAGTCGGTCACGCTACCACGAGTCAAATAGCCTTGCCACTCCTTCTCTGTGCGTTCAAAGTCCGGCCCATCCATGTTGCGATTCCAATAGACACCACGTTCCAACACGGCTTTGATACGAAGGAGATGGTCAGTGGCAAACACAGCTACGCACCATTCACCAGGTGCGACCTCTTCGACACGACGTATATCAAGGAGACCCTCGTCAAAGGCCCGACTGTTCTTGAGTTCTTTGACATGCTCTTCCGCCAACATAAGGGCTAGAGCTTTGGGATCACCATTTTCGTGTGTCTCGCCATAAAGCTGGGCGATCTCACTCTCTTTGACATACCAAGTCAGATGTCCATTGTCGATGCGACGCAGATATTCAATCTGCCCTTTCGTCGGTAATATCCATCGTTCTTTGAACATACACTCTGTTTAGCACAGACTGGATGGTAGTCAACAAAAAGCCAGGGGAGTACCCTCTCCCCTGGCCGCTTGTGATTGCGAGCTTGCGCTCAGTATCCTGCCTGAGGCAGATCTTTGTAAATGTCTAGGACTTCCTTAACAACCGGGTGACGCTCAACGTCTCCACGCTTGAATTGAATGACTTCGATGTGTTCGCTGTCTTCGAAGCGAGTCAAGAAATCACGCAGACCGTTTTCTTGGCCGCGATCGCTCTGTGCAAGGTCTCCAGTAACAATCATCTTCGAGCCTTCGCCGATACGAGTGAGGATCGACATCATCGAGTTCTGTGTGGTGCCTTGTGCTTCGTCAACTAGAACGATGGCATTCTTGAAGGTACGACCGCGGATGAAAGCGATTGGAACCATCTCGATGACATTCTCTTCGAGCATGTAGCGGATCTGATCTTGGGTGTAATATTCTGCGAACACGTCGAGGACAGGCATCATCCAAGGTGTCATCTTCTTCAAGATGTCGCCTGGTAGATAACCAATGTCCTTGTCATCCACTGCCACGTTAGGGCGTGTGATAACAATGCGCTCGACCTGTCCGGTCTTAAGCATTTTGATGGCGTGCATGGTAGCTAGGAGGGTCTTACCGCAGCCTGCGGGACCAACAGCGAATACAATGTTGATGTTCTCATCGTTGAGAGCAGCTACCATGTTTTCCTGTTGTAGGTTGCGTGGAATGATTTCTACGCGGGTCTTCTTTGGTGCGGTTGGAAATGTGGATGTGAATCCACTCTCTCCGCCTGGTACACCGACACCACCGCCACCGCGGAAATTACGGCGAGGTGGGCGTGGACCGCCACCTTGGGTATTTCTGTCCTCACGAGGGTTTGGACGTTCAGCTCGCTTTGCGCGTTTGGCCACTGGAAGCCTCCTACAAGGGTTGGAGTGTTGGGCTTGCTCAATGGTATTTATAGACCCACCTCTGTGACTTTTGCTGGTAGTTAAGTCGCAGAGGTCAGGAGATATAGTCTAGCGCGAGGCCTTCTCAATTGCTTCTTCGGTAATACCAGAAGCACGAAGGATGTCTTTGACATGCGACAACGGATCCACCACCGGTTGGTTCAAGATATGGTCAGCAATGTCTTTCCAGTTTGATACACGGGTGATCCTTTGATCGACGTGATGCCTAGAATGTTTGTAGTCCACCAAGAAACTTTTGTGGCCAAGTTCAGCGCCGTGGATGGCATGACTCCAATTGTCTTCGACCCAGAATGTGTGCCTGTAACGGGCCAGATATTCATTCTTACTACCGCCCAGTCCTACGCAATGTAGGGTATCGAAGACATCACCAAACGCCGTCCGGAGGTTATTAAAACGGTTGGTATGGGTCCACTCATCTTGATCACAAGCTGTGATTGCCACGAACTTATAACCAGCATTAGCCAGTCGCTTCACACCTTCTTGTGCACCAGGGAGAGGCTTGAAGTAAGGCCAGATCTCTGGGTGTCCATTGAACTCGGCAATGAGCTCACGGGTCTCGGCGTAGTTGCAATTCAACCACATTTCGATATTCTCACAATCGCGAAGGTTCTCGCAGATTGGAGTGAATCGAGAAGCATTGTCCCTTACCCACTGAATGAATGGCGTGCTCCAATCCAGGAGCGCGTCATCCACATCCGTGAGGATGAACTTAGCTGGAAGGTGTATCGGCTTCGGCCGTTCCGTTAGGTAGCTCAATGTTATGGTCCTTGGCAATTTGGCGAATCTTCTCGAGGTTGCCAGAGTTGTTAGCAACCCAAGCAGCCATCGCACTCTTCACATCGTTGTAATAGCGCTTCACATAGCCGTCGATAATGGTGGCGTCTGATACTGAACCTAGGCGGTTCTTCACAGTCTCGTTGTTGAGTAGATCTATGATGACCTCGCCTTCACCCATCAACTTGTCACTGATCCGATCCACGATGACCATGTTCTCAGTCACGTCCCAGGTATCCTCGGTATTGTCCGACCAGTTCTTGACCTGTGTGGAGATACCAACCTTGGGACGGCGAGTGTAAGTGATGACCATAAACGGCCGATTACGCAGGTAGGATTTCATTGTTTTCCTCAACGAGTTCATATGGAATTTCAACGACTTCGATGCCGGCTTCCGCAAAGCGGCGCCGGCTCTCGTCGAGGATAGGTTGCCAGCGAGTGGCCTTGTCAGGTGGACAGGTACTGGCAACCGCACGGGTGATACCAGCTTGAATCATATGCACAGCGCATCTATCACAAGACAGAAGTGGCCAGGTGTACAGAGTGTTTCCACGAACGCTTTCATGAGCGCTCAGTACGGCATTCATCTCACAATGGACGATAAAGCTGTATTTGGTCTCCCGATCATTGAGACGTTCGTCGGTATCCTCGATGCCTTTGGGGAAACCATTGTAGCCAATACTCGCGACACTATTGTCGGGCCGCACTATCACGGCGCCAGTCTGAGTACTGGGGTCTTTGCTCCAACTCGCAACTTGTTTGGCAAGCTGAAGGTAACGAACGTCCCATTTTAACGAGTGGCTCATTGGGTGATCATTCCAAGTTCCACCAAGCAAGCCGCCAGGTTGATTTCTGCGTCAGCCACTAGGCCATGGTTGCGCAGGCCCTTAGCGATGATCACGATGGCTTCACTCTGTCCGGCTTCAGTTGAACTGAAGAAATCTAGGTTCTGATAGAGGAAGCGATAGATACCTTCATAATCCTCGGGCTGGGCTTGGCTGACAATCTTACGCCGCGCATCTTGGAAGCGCTTCTGCTGGAACAAGCTGATGCTCTCTATCAGGTAGTCCTGCGTACTTGATGTCATCTCAGTCAACGGCGCGAGTAGACCATTCTGTGTGTTCTGCTGCATGAGGTTGATGGCTTTGCGCAAGTCAGGATAGGCCGCGCTGTAATAGGCGGCCAAGTCATCGGCATCGAAGGTCACATTCTCAGCTGACAGGATCTCAACCAGGCGACCCACGTAGGCATCTTGATCTAGATCTGCGAAGTGATAGCTTTGGAACCGGCTATGCAGTGCAGGGATGATCTTGTGTGGGTAGTTGCCCGTTAGGATGAAACGAACCGTATCAGCGTGCGTCTCGATTTCAGCGCGTAGAACTGCTTGAGCGCTTTGGGAAAGGTAATCTGCTTCTTCAATGTGGACGATTTTGTACTCACCGTTGGGCCACGTCGAACAGAAGCCCTTGATGGTTTCCCGCATTGCACCAACACCGGCTGCATCAGTATTGGAGCCGTTAATCTCCAGAACGTCGTACTTGTCGACGCCTAACTCATTCAAGATCGCTCGAGCAATGGTAGTCTTGCCAGTACCAGGTCCACCAGTCAATAGGAGGTTGGGAATGGGAATCTTTTGTTCGCTCTTGTTCGCGAGCCAGTACTCGATTTGGCTCTTGAATTTGGGGTCCTTGAAGACGTAGCCCTCGAGTGTAGCGGGGCGATAGTCCTCGACCCATAGTCCGGTCTTCGACACGGGCTTCTCCTAGTTGGGAATGTATTACCCAATATAGGAGATTGTCCAGTTCTACGTCAATAAATCAGACGCGGTTGGTACCATACTGACCGCCAAAGATTAGCTTGAACATTATAGCTTCTTTGGCATCTTCGAAACGAAATCGATGTAGGACTCCTGGGTAGTCACCTCCGAAGCTTTGTAGGAAATCAGACTTTACGTTACGTCTACACCAGTCTGCCATCGCGTCGTATTGGCCTGGCGTACCCTCGACTTGCACCAAATAGCAATGAATCGAACCGCGATATCTGTTCCAATGAATCTGTGGCATCACGTACCACCAAAGGTCATCTTGAACAGAATGGCCTTATCACGATCACGGAATACCACTCTGACATCATTGATGATAACTTTGATAAACCAATCCCAATTGGGGCGGCCGATGTTATCCACAAGCCATTCGTAGCTTTCCGCCTTGAGGTATCGATGACCGTTGGCGTGCTGCCAGGCCGGCATCTCTTTATCATCGGGATCGTAGGGTTCCAACAAGCGATCAGCTTCATGCTCATTCAAGAGAAACCACACGGCGTCATCTTCCAGGTCAAGGAGTTCCACGAGCGCTCCAGATCAGTTTGAACAACATAGCATCTTTGGCATCCGTGAAGGCGATGCCGCGATGATCAGTGAGACACCAGCGGTGATACAAGTGTCTCTTCTCTAAAAGCTTTTGGTTCGACTTTTTGGTAATGTCCGGGACATCAGCCATATCGTAGTAGATTCGATCCAGGTCATTTTCCATGTAGAATTCAGGACCGAACTGAGCGAGACACCATTCATAGATGTCTTGACGCAGAATTCTGCATCTGGGATCGATGAAGTCTAGATTGCCATTCTTTAGACGGCAATGGCCACGTATATCCTTGGGAAAGAATGATTCAATCTCGTCGTCATCAAAGGTGAGCACGTCCCAAAACGTGGAGTGACATCTAGGTACAAACTTCAACTGATCCTCCTTGAAGTTTCAGACTTGCAAGGAATGGGGGATTTGTCAACCCCAAGTGAGTTTGAATAGTAGGGCCTCAGAGGCCCGGTTAAACTCTATATCGAGAACACCGGGCCTCTGACCGACTGGAAAGTCGTAATTTATGGAGTGACATTTAATATCAAGATCAACCAACCATTTTAGAATGGCTACGAAGCTATCCTGATAATCAATAGAGACCTTATAGAGGACACTCATCGGAGACGGCGAGCACACTCTTAAGCTCTACCTTCTGAACGTAAAGGTCTTGACCATCCGGAGTTTCGATATTGAAACCGTATGTCCAACGACCGTGCTCTACGAAGATCCATTGCCCCTCGGTATAATCCACGGTCTCTGCGGCCTTACTACCAACCTTGTAGACTTGGCACCAGCGAGAGCGGATGCCACGATTCTCGCCGTTGTCATCAATAACGATCAAACCACCTCTGGTGATTCGTTCGCCTTTTTCCATGTTGATGACTAAGACATCATTGGCTAAGGGTTTAATGTCACCCTTGAATAGTGCGTAACCTGCTGGCATTATCTCTTCTTTTCTACGAGTGTTAGGTTATAGGTAGGCCCAACGATTCGGAGTTGTTTGTATGCGCAGCCCATGACGGTAAAGGCGAAGATGCGATGTCCTGGATGATTCACGTCTAGATAGACTTGAATGTCCTGGAGGGGTAGGCCCACGAAATCCGAAGGGCACAATCCCATATTAGTCTTCCTTGTTTACCAGGCGGCGTGGTTTCTTACCAATACCCTCTTGCGTGTCCACTTCCTCGGCAACTGGTGCTTTTGGTGCTAGACGTGCAAGAGCTTCTGCAGGGGATTCGAAGGTATCCGGAAGCGGGTTGCGGAGGCTGACCTGCTTCACACCTTGTGGATTCGACTTATAGTAGTCGCGAACAATTTGCTCACGTGAGACGGCCACCTTACCAAAGTTGCTCAGAATGTCTCCACGGGCATTCATACGAACACCTTCAGAGCCACCCGATAGAGCCGGAAGGCTTTCGTTTGCTGCCAACATGGCTTCCATATCGATAGCTACGCCACGCATACTCACGTATTGCTTCTTTCCGTTTGCCATAATCTACTCCTAGTAGGTTTGTTATCTGGTTATTTAGCCCAGTAAAAAGCTACTATTTAAGAAATTCCCTGTAGTCCAATCCGAACCGCATACTGTCAATGCGGTGAACCCCTATGAGATATAGGGCATAGCTGGCCACGCTACTTCCCCTTCCCACTCCCCATAGGATATCATTGCTGCGAAGATGATCTACCATGTAGATCATGAAGCGCAACACGTTCTCCATACCCTTTTCCTCAAAGAGTTTCCATTCCTCGAGAATACGGATACCTTGTTCTTCAGTGGTGCAACGCTCCACTAACCAGTCTAGAACGTTCAGACTGACAAAGGGTTCGGGAATGAACCACCTCGTCTGCCTTTCTGCATCCCATGTTTCCACCGGGACTTGTGGTGGTTGATAGAATGCGACCTGATCCTCAGGGTGATCAAATTCACGGCAGAGTTGGTTGAAGTTAAGGAATGCGTCCTCTTCAAGAACCTGAATACCAGGAACCTCTCCACCCTTCATCAATAGATCGATAACACCTTGCATGTTGAATGTGGTGTTGCCGTACTCGTCGATAACTCTACCTTTGAGGTCAATCATCGCCCACCCCATGTGAGTTTGAACAACATGGCGTCATCCTGTTCAATGAACAGGAACACCATACGATTCTCTTTTATGGACAGTCTGAATGTCCATGGATTCACTATTGTGGTTCTACACCAATCCAGTGGACAATAGTTCTCTGTCAGCTTAATCCACACCGCTGGCCAAGCCGCGATGTCATCCTTACTGAATCCAGCAGGTGGGACATCACTGATAGGTAAGTTTGAATAGCATGGCGTCACTGGGGTACTCGAAGAACAATTCTAGTCTGGGATAACCCCACATGCCCCAATAGCTGACTTGTCCTTTGGGACATTCAATTAGCCACTGCCACATGGAGGTATCCACTACACCAGAATATACGATACACGTCCAGTGTTTTTCAATATTCTCAGTGAGGTTGCGCACTAGCCGAATACCAACTTGAACCACATAGCGTTCTCAGCTGATCGGAAGGCTACTATGCGTTGATCAGGATGAACCCGATGTGCCGTGGGTAGGTTTACAATCAACCAAAAGCGAGCATCATATCGAACTCGAGTTCTCATCGAACCCCTGGCGTTTTCGTATTCTTCCATGATGGGATCATCATGGTTGAAGTAGATGGCATGATGGAAAGCTTCTTGTTTCTCAGTTATCACCCCGACGTTGGGATTGGAGAGCAGAAGGTATTGCATCAGCCCGTTATACCACCTTGTATCACACGTGGTCTGAAATCCAAACGAACCACATGAGCACTAGGCGCATCCTCTGGGCGTAGAGCATCGGCTATGAAGTCCAGTGAATAAGCAAACTTGGGCAACGTGTGAAGATCAGTTTCCTCGGTGGCCATAATATCCATCATCGAGGCATCATCACGAGCCCACCATGGCTTTTTGAAGTAGGCAATTTCACCTACCCATTCCTCATTAGTAGGAAGATCCATTTCCCCTTCGCCCACGTAGGTGAAGTGAAAACCATTACCATCCTCGATATCCAATTCCAACACGCCAATACGCATACTCGTACCTGCGAGGCTTTGCAGTTTGCTTTGGAAGATTTGTAAGAGAATGTCTTCACCCGGATCATCGGGTAGGATCATGACCCTATTAGTCACACCATCCGATACTTCATCCACGGAGAGAAGGGCTCCCATGGCCCAATCGTTTTCACGATTGAACATCACACAATCTTCGACACAGTTGTCGAGCCAATATCGAATCTTGGCCATGGCAACCTGGCTGCGGAAAACAGCTTGGCTATCATCGGTCTCCTGATCTGCAAAATCCATTCGCAGATTCATCTTCACCGCCTGGAGTTCGCGATCAATGACACGGATGGCGCGTAAAGAAGTTTTGAAACTAACGAAGAGGGTATCGTCTTCGTCAATCAGTTCATCGTCGTCCATGGTGTATCTCTCCGAGACACTGGAACTATGACTGGGCCCAGCCACACAACCAAACCTTGAGCAGCCCGTTTTGAGCGGTTCCGTTGTTGCATCTATTTAGCGGCCAGACTCAGCCTTCCAGGGTGTGATTATTTCTTGTCATCGGCTTTCTTCTCGGCATGGCGAGTAGGAACCGGGGTGATGTCCAGATCTGGACGGACGAATTTCTTGTTGAAGGCGGGGCGAAGTTCTGGACCACCAGGAGCACCAGGCTTCTTAACAGTGGAGATCTTCAAATCAGGTTCACTTTCAATGATGGCAGGAAACTGACTGGTCCACTGATCATTGGCTCTAACGATTTGCCGCTCCTGAAACTCATTCTGGTAAGCCTCCAGATACACACCGAGGCTGTTGATCATTGTGCGATCACCCACGAAGTTTTGAGCGTATTGCATCCTAGTCGTAAGTGTGGTGATCTTACTCAACAACTCTTCTTCGCTCATAGCCTTGAGATCAAGGAACGGACTGAACATTAGATATCTCCTTCTTTGCGAACCTCGCTGTTATGGATATCAAACTTACCACCGGGGTATCGTGATTCCAGTTTGCGAATGTTCTCTTCGATAACGTCATATGGATTTAGCTGGAGAGCGAGACAAGCCTGCGCCCAATACCACATCACGTCACCGAGTTCTCGCTTCATGTGGAAGATGTTGTCTTCATCATAGGGTTTCCCCTGGAAAGTCAGCTTCTTCACAATTTCCATAAACTCGCCACCTTCGGCCACGAGACCATCAGCGGCGGTATGGAGACGACTCACATCGCAACCTTGCTCATAAAGAGCTTCGATGCGTGCCATGAAGTCAGATTTGTTCTTGCTGGCGTCGCTGGTCACCCCATCGACGAAATCATTGTATTTGTGTAGGAAAGTTTCAGACATGGAGTCTCCTTGGATTATCCTGAATCCTAACAGGAGAGAGCTCTGGATGTCACTATTTCTTGGGTGGTGTACTACTCGGTGTGAATGCTGGATTGGTCACACGGTGCAGGGCACCACAGCTCGCACAATAGAAGTCAAGTGTGCGAAAAATCATGTTCGTACTCTCAAAGCGCGTGGGCGTTGCGCATCGAGGACAGGTAAAGTCCCATGGCCCCAATAGGATTTGGTTATTAACCACATCAGGGCTACTCAACTTTAGTTGTTTACTTCCCTTGGCCTGTGCAGCGAAGGGGAAGCGGATAATCTTAGACATAGCGTCAAGTCCTTCTCCAGCGCTGTTCATTGATATTTAGTGGGGTCTGGTAGGAGTTTTCTGGCGCTTTAAGTCTTGACAGAGCAGGCTATGGCATCGTAGATTGATAATGCCTCAACGGGGTGCACCGAGTTCCTAGAGCTTGCCCGAGAGGATTCATAATTGGTCACACCGGTCTCTCGCATCTAGGGTTGGAGATTGGGAAGCCTGGCCCTGGGCCTTTAGGGAGATTTCTTCCGCCATCCCGTTGATATCCACATAGCGGTATCAAAGTCTGTGCTTCTTCTTATAGCCAAGAAGTGCAAATGGTTAGTGGAGGTGCTTTCAGTTGTCACGCACTTCAGCCGTGGCAGGCAGCAGGAATCCCGGTGGGAGTAACGGTCCTATAGAATGGTATGGCTTAAATAGTCATACTATATAGATCGCCCACCGTAAGCCGGTATAGCTCAGATGGCAGAGCGCCTGATTTGTAATCAGGATGTCGTGGGTTCGATTCCTGCTACCGGCACCAAGGGAGAGCGGAAACGCTCTCCCTTTTTCTTGACCTTAATCCAGTTCATGCTATTATGAATCTGACGAGAAGGTCAGGCTGCCGCTCTACGGAGAGGAAAGTCCGGGCTCCACGACACACCCAGGTGGCTAATTTACCACCCGCCGCGAGGCGAGTCACGGCAACAGAGACGAGACCCATCCGGCTTGCCGGGGAATGGGGTGCAACGGGCGACAGGGCTGGGGGAGCAATCTCGAGCAGGGACCGATGATCGTGTCGGGAGGTTCCGGGTTGAGAGCGAAGAGGCTGCGGGTAACCGTAGTCCAAGAAGAATGGTGGCCACCGCGCAAGCGGCACAGAACCCGGCTTATCGACCTTCTCGTCCATTAACACGCTAAGATTTAGCATGTTTACAATGTAAGGCTTGACACGCATGGCAAGCCTACATAGATTGCGGTTGTCCAAGCACCACGCTGGATGATCCATCCACCCTATAGGGAAGACTCTATTATGAGTGCTACCGTTTTCGAGAACAACCTCGATGTCGAGATCCATTTGACTCTGAATGGCCGACTCAAGGCTGTGATGTCACCAGGCGACACAATCACCATTGACATCCCCGCCGGCGCCCGTGTGGGCTATGGCGCTGCAAATACGCCAGTGACTGCCCAACCAGCTCTCGCCTACACGGCTCCGGACACTTCCGGACGCTCGTTGGTTATGGCTCACGCCGCCGCTACTGTTCCCGGTCAGGGCGGCCCTGGCTTCCGTCCCCAAGCTGCCAAGGCTCCTCGTCCTATCACACAGTACAAGGACGGTGTGAAAGTGCAGACACTTCATAGTGTGCAGTCGGCCAGTCGAGTGGCCGGTGTGCAATACTACGACTTCCTCAAGGCTCTCCGGTCCTCGGGTGATTCGGGCTTCACTCACAATGGTTTCTGTTATCAATATGCGGCTGATGGTGAGACCGCAACCTCACCGAACGTGCCCGCACTTCGTTCGGCACCCACAGAGAAGCGCCGCCGCAAGTCCGGTAAGCCTGTGATCCAAATGGCCCTGGACGGAACGCCTCTGCGTATCTGGCCAAGCCAGTCTATCGCCGCTGACGAGTTGAAGATCAACTCCAGCAGCATCAGCAAGGTCTGCCACAATCAGTGGGAAACCGCTGGTGGTTTCCGTTGGAAGTTGGCAAAGGCAGCCGCTTAACTATATGGCAGGGGGCGCTGGTCGCCCCCTGATCCATGAAAGGACACTATGGCAGCTCTTGCTCCCAACACGATCTTCGAAGCTATGGGCCAACCCACCGAGGAAGGCAAGGATATCATCGCGATTGGTTTCCGTGAATGCCGTTTCCCCATTGGGGCAAAGGACGATCACACCATGTTCTGCGCTCGTAGAACACCTGAGGGCGCCACGTATTGCCTGGCCCATCAAGAGAAAATGTACGCTCCGAAGAAGCAGTCGACGGGTCGCCCCATAATCCTACCTAGATAGGGCCAACGGCGCTCAACTAGACATCGTCAGGGATAACAGACAGCCGCGCTACCCTGCGCGGCTGTCTCCCTGTGTGACGCTCTAAGCGCCCACCCATGTGAGCTTCAGCAACATGGCGTCGGCCTCTTCAGCCAAATAGAGGGTTCCGAAATAGCCCGGACCATATTGCCAAGCCCATCGGGTCATTCCCTGCGCCTTCATCCAAGCCGTGATGTCATCGATCTTGTCCTCGGAGAAGGTAAAGTTCCAATCGAACTTGAAGGGCAAGGGGTAAATGTTCATATCCATGCGAGCTTGAATAGCATGGCACGGTCCGCATCTACAAAACTCAATATGCTGGCGTAGAGTTCATGGGTCTTGTTGCCACCAAGCCATTTCACATTGCCGTGATGCTCTAGCCCCCATACCCATTCATGTTGTTCTGGGTCTGCGGTCCAGTACCCACCGGGTCCCACGCTTGCCATCATCCACTCATGGATCTCTAGTCTCAACTTGGGGCGTTTCTTCCACGAATAGATACGATTCCCATAGGGGAGGTCCATCAGATCAACTCGTCCCGTGATATTGATGGTTCGGGTACCAGGGACAAAGCCTACCATCAGCCACCGAAGACCAACTTGAACATCATAGCGTCATCGCCATTTCTGAAGCGAACCGCCGATCGACCTCGAACGTAGGAGTTACCAGGGAAGACATCCACTTTGTTTTCTCGGACCCAGCGCCAGACTTCCTCCATCTTCAAGGTATCAAACTCGACGATGTGGCAATAGATATCACCCAGCATATGAACCCTTTCCAAAAGCGAGCTTGAACATCATAGCGAATTTATCTTCGTAGAACCCAATCCAAAGCTGAAGGACGTTGTCTGCGTTTCGCTCATTCCAGTACAGGTAGGACTTATCATGAACCGGTGTGACGGCACGGCCAACAAACCTTTCACCACCTTGTTCTTGAAGCCATTGTTCCGCGGCCTCGCTCTGCGAGATATCACGAACCAACACGACTTGTCTGATGGTCCGATTTTTCACGAGGACTTCTAGAGCGTTGCTCATACGAAGATCAACTTGAATATCATCATCTCAGACTGGCGGCAAGGATGATAACGCCATACCAGACACATGCGACTACCATTCGGAGTGGCATCAAACCACACAATCTTATCGTTGGTGACGTCATCCTTCTTGACCCGATGATTGGCTATACGCTCCAAACTCATACCGATAAGGCCAATACCGGACAACATATCATTCAAGCGACCAATCGCGCCAGCGTCTGGCCCACTCATCATGGGAGTGGTCATCGAGAGATAGCCCATCTCGTCGAGTTGAAGTCTAGCGCGATCTCGTTCAGACATCTTCATCCTATGTTTCTAACACAGGATGGTGGCTTGTCACCCAAAAGTTAGTTTGAACAACATCGCGTGTTCGCGGTATTTGAACATGATCTCATGGACGGGTTCAAATGACTTATGGTGCACCGTTGTGACTTGATACCAGGTATCTTCACCCCAGCCTTCATGGCGAACTAATCTCTCACTACCAACATTGGCCGACAGCCATTCAAGGACATCGCCATGAAGTGTCAGCTTGTTTCTATGACCACGGCTGGTTGTTCGCTGTATGGCTGAATGATCGAGTGGTAGGTAGAGGTGATGCATCAACCAGACCAAGTCATCTTGAAAATCATAGCCAGGTCTTTCTGGTGAGGCTTGAATGAGAACAAGATAGTATCTCTGGAGGGGCCCTCTTTGGCTACCGCCTGCCAATAGACAAGCACACTTCCAACCTCACTTGCCAGTATATGGTCGTAGTCTCCGCGATCACGCAACCAAACCATGGCGTCGGCCACACGGTGCATCAAGACGGGGACATCGATCACTCGCCACCCCATGTGAGTTTGAACCGCATCGCCATGTCACGGCGTTCAATAGGAAAGGACACGTTGTAATGCTCTCTCATACCAAAGCCGTCATTGCGTTCGATTTGAGCTATAGCTTGATCATAGCCCTCTTGAAAGGATTCCTTGTCTGGCTCATGCTCATAGAGCCACATCATGGCTTCTCTGGCAATCGAAGATTTGATTCGGATTACGATCCGATCCGCGGCATCTTCCATGATAGCTTGAACAACATTGCTGATTTGGATTCAGTGAAATTGATATAGAAGATATCCTCACCATGCAACCGCATATCTGGAGTCCAGTCGCGTTCGCCTTCGAGTTTCATATCTGATTCCAAGAATTCCATGGCGGCATAGAACTGATGAATGCTACAGTTGAGTTTGACCCCATGGGTGAAGTGGCGTTTCCGGCTCATACGCCACCGAACGTGAGCTTGAATAGAACCGCGGTGTGTTCGGAGCCTGGATTGAACTTGTATTGATAGAAGAGAGACTCCAGCTTGGAGTTATATGCGGGTTCAATGGAGACATCCATCGGGCCATTGTTGCCATCTCGGAATGAATGACAGGAGAAGCCACGTTCATGCAACCAGTCTATGGCCTTGAATTCCTGGCGATTGTTAATCCAGCCTCCTCTGATTGTCACAGTAGTCATCCCGTAAATTCCCAACAGGCCTTGAATTCTATGGCAAGTGCCTTCTGCTTCTTGGAGAATCCAAAGATGGTACCCTTACCATCATGCTGGCAATCAATGGTGTGGATGATACCTCCTGGCGTGAGGATCGCATAGTAACCCGTCCAACCACGTGCGAACAGCCACTCCCTCGCGTGGTCATGATATCTAGTCATGACGCGGACGTGGATACAGGTACGATGCTTCCTGAGGGTAAGGAGGTGCAGAGTACAAATCTTCCTCTGCCATTGCCGCCATGTTCTCATAGGTAGGTCAGCTTGAACAACGCCGCGACATCCTTCTCTTTGAAGTAGAAGACGAAGCGGCCGTCATAGTAGGCTTCCCACTGGATCTTATCCATCGTGGTGTAATGGTTGAGCCAACCAAAGAGTTCTTCTCGGAACTCCGACAAACCAAGGAAGCGGTTACGCTTCTTATCGGGAATCATGATTTCAATCTTATGGGGAAAGCCCTTGACCGCACGACCATGGATATCGTCCCAGTCGTCTTTCTTGTTGAGGGGTTCGAGGAACCCAGTCATCGGCTTCACTTCCCACCCCAAGTCAACTTGAACAACATCGCGATCTCTCGCTCGCTTTCGTTAAAGCAAAAATCAACATTGGGCATCAGGACTGGATTGGAACTGTAGGCGTCACCCAACCAATCCGCGAAATCCAGCGCAAGACCCTCATTGGCAAAATGCTGTAGATTGCCACGGCGGATTAACCACATCATAGCCACGTGGGCATTCTTGGACGACACCTCGACTTGGCTGTCATAGACCGTCATCGATACCACTACTCACCCCCAAAGGAGAGTTTGAACAGCATGGCGAGTTCCTTTTCACCTTCAAAGAAGGCCACTCGATAATGAGTGTTCCCGAACAACCAACCCGACTGGCTAACAGCATCTCGTTCCTCCACACCTTGAGTCATAAACCAAGGGGTGATCTCATGGACGCGGCGAGCTGGCACATCTATGTGGAGGTTCATCTCCCACACCATGTGAGCTTGAATAGCATCTCATCCTCCCGAGAGAGCGGAGGGAAGTTACGGAAATCAACCTGAATCATGCAATCATCACCATTGTGCTCGCGCACGATGTCAGCAGTGTTGCGATCTTTGGCTAACTGTTCATTTGAGTAATAACCACGGGCCGCCAGCCATGCGATCGCACCGTGTAGGCGACTGGCTGGAATGGCAGCAAACATCATACCACCACCATACAATGGTGGCTACCTGGATGTCACGCAAAAGTTAGCTTGAACAACATCGCGAGTTCCCGGTCGGCATCATCAAAGAAGTAGCGGTTAGTAGGCTTGGTCTCCTTGCCGGTGAGTATCTCTAGGAGCTCGAGGACTTCTAGGTTCTGATCACCATAGGCGAACACCACGCTGCCGGGTAGAGGCGTGGCATGAGCATCGTCATTCAGTGTGATGTTCCTGTCCGAGAAGAACTTCTCGGCATCATCTTCTAGATCTTGGCGCAGGCGAATTTTGATCATCCCGCGAACGTCAACTTGAATATCATCTTTTCACTATCTGTGATTTCCACAGAGTCGAGGATGAACTCTATATGCTTTCGACCGTCCTTACAGGCGCGGGCGAGATTCGAGGTAGTGCGTTCCAAATACTGGGACTCGCTACTATTCACACCACCACGATCTATGATCCACTGCCATGCTTCTTCGGCAATCGACGAGGGGACACGAACGATCTCATTCTGCGTGGGAATGTCGTTGACTTCACGATCCATTAGGCGCATCTCGTCAGCGATGACACCGAGCCACCAAATGTGAGTTTGAACAGAGCAGCCAGATCTTTGCGACTCTCAGGGAAGTACCAGGACCATCGATCCGTGTCATCGAAACAATCCCACCACACATGATCAGCTGGATATTGAGGCTGGGGACCCATTTCATGGTATTCGGCCATGATGTTACTGAGTGGCATGGCCCCCTGCGTGGCTAACCATTCCTGACATTCCCACCAACGCGCAGGCCTCCCCTCACCCTGATGGGGAAGGTTAAGCTCTACACGGACAAATCGCAGAGTCTTGAACATACATCCAGACTAACACCTATGCTCCATACGTCAACTTGAATAATAGGGTGTCCGCGGCACTCAAAGATAGAACAGTGCAATCGAATTCAGGCATTCTTCCATTCAAAGTATCAAGCTGGTATTCCGTAGCCCACATAGCGGCCGCCTGGGTGATAGTCTGCCTAATTGGCTCAGAGGCCTCGACGCGCTGCAATATCCAGAGAGCGGCTTCTACAACCTGACTGGGATGAACTCTTACCATCTGACTAGGGATGGCACTTATCTCTATCATGCGAATACCAGTTTGAACAGCATGGCCTGGCTCTTGAAGGATTCATTGATGTAGAAGCGGTACACTGACCTGTAATCCTCCCAATGACCGGCGGTGTCCCAGGAGGTGGGGTGATTCACCCCATAGTGGCTCACTAGCACACAGGTTCGAGTTGGTACATGCTCGGCTTCACACAAGATGACTTCAATACCCTGATCCCTCCACCACCTCACCGCCTCACGGAACCGGGGACGTGGTCCAGGATTGAGATCACCCGCCCAGGGAATGTCTATGATCATACACCATACCAAGTCAACTTGAACAGCATCGCGACTTCAGCATCCCGGAAGACGAAAATCATGATGCCGTGAAAGCTACGATCGTAATAGCAATACGCGCCATGACCACGATCGAACTCAAGTCTGGACTTGGCCCCACCACCCACATGAGCTCTCATCCAAGAACGAACCTCAGGCGTCATGATCCATCCACCTCTAGGGGGACGAAGCATGGCACCACCCCTACGGCGCCCATTGCGATCCCTTGCGGTCTTGGGTAGTGCTTTGCCCTTGGTGAGGACTCTACCCTCCAAGAGAGCTATCTCGATGACGTGACTACTCATACACCACCAAAGGTGAGTTTGAACATAAGCGCCTCCGCCTCAAAGCCAGGAGGAAAGTTGAACCACCAGTGACTCTGCTTGAAACTACCCTCACACCATGCCCGTGTGAAAACAGTTCGTTCATGACCAGGCTGCCTGACAAGAGGGAAACCCAACGAATCAGCCGAGAACTCATCTCCACCATTATAGAGACGCTGAAGAGGCATAGTCTGAAGGCCACGATAGAAGAGCCACCCATACTCATCTGGATAATGGTGACCATCGTATGGTATCTTGACACTTAGATTCATCGCCCACCAAATGTCAACTTGAACAAAAGAGACATGGTCGGATCTCGCATATAAATCATGTAGTGATCAGGAAGACGCTTGGGCCAACACCACTCCCAATCAAGCCCCCGTTCTTCCAACCACCATACATACTCATGAGCACGCTGATGAATCACCACTCCATGAGGCAACGTGTTGAAATTGGTACATACCAGATGTGTCCGCATTGCAAGGCAGAACACCGGGTCATCCTCATCAATCACAGGCAAAGCACGCATATGACCCCTATAGCAGACTCTCTGGGTATTATCTACTACTCTGAATCTGTATAGCACGCAGAATGGAGGGTAAAAAGCATACAGAATCAAATCGTAAACTAAAATAACTCCTGGACCGTAACCATAGTTTTAGTCAATGATAACTGGTCTGCAGGATCAGTCTAACTGGTCTGCAGGATCAGTCTAACTGGTCTGCAGGATCAGTCTAACTGGTCTGCAGGATTCTCTTTATTCTACCCCTAGAGTCCCCTATACCCTCTCCCAGCGTTGCTTTCAGCTTTACGCTGTCCGGGGGTGCTCTCTGTAGTGTATCCAACCATTGACGCTCAATGGGTCATTATATCAACGCTCCCCATAATGGCATCCGCCACTCTAGTCATTAGAGTATTCTAGTATTCTAGAATTTCTGAACTCTGCTCTATTGTATTGTCTATGTACTAGATAGTTCCAAGACTCCAGTGGGTCTATATAGCGTGACTATTGGGTAAAACTCTTTGAATCCTGTTTAGAGATCTGCTTGGTGGGAAAGCGATTCTATCCGTCAGATCTAGTGGATATCTTATCTCTGCCAGAACAGTCAAGAAGCCGTGGAGGGTGGAGGGTGGGTCTGACCAGTCTACCACAATGGAGCGGAGGTTTGTTTGCTGTGAAGACGCATCAGCTCAAAAATTCTCAAGTGTTTTTAGAAAATACTTGTATTGGCAGTCAAACCTACTGAGAAGGTATCTAGAACTACGGAGCCATCACTTAGGTTGATGACAGAAACATCACAACCTCCACCACCACTCGCGTAACCATCCAACATATCACTTACGCTTAGTTGGCCTACAAATTCCAATGTATCACCAACCTGCATGATTACTTGAAAACTACCCGAGGTACTTCCACCAAACTGACTTTTATACAATTCACTGGTAGCTATGCTAGTATTGCGAATACCATAGAACGTGAAGTCACCTTGGAAGCCATTATCCGCGCTACCACTACAGTTCATATTCGTGACGTTTACTTGGAGGGTGATCTCTGTACTGATCGCACTG